TTAAATCATTATGTGTTCCTAGTAATTTAGATATACTCCCTCTGTAATCTGAAGGTAATCCATGATCTTTATCAGGCCCCATCACAGAAACTACAGCAGAATTAGTACCATTAATATATTTATATATGCCTAATCCTGCAGGGATATATACTGAATCTCTCCATCTGATTGTCCCCTTACCATTTTCATTATGAAATGGTAAAGCTAATTGTGTTTCAACCCATAAGGCATTGGTTGAATCATGTGCATACAATCCTTCTTTAGTCATAGCATATAAAACGGGATTACCACTAGCATTTCTAGCAACAAATAAATCAGTTACATGCCCATCAGGCAATGGTAACTTAGCATCATTTACTTCAGTTCCTATAGATGATGCGTACCAAAGTTGTCCTGTATTACTTATTCCCCACAATTTATCATTCCAAAAAGCAAGAAATTTTGTATCTGTCGTATCGTCTGTGAAGCTACTAGCATCTGAGGTATAAGTATATCCTCCTGTATGAGCTATAACTAAATATAATGTGCCTCCCATTCTTACTTCTAAAGCATCTGTAGCTACATCAGGTAAAGTATCTAATGCAGAACCAAAGGAATCTGATCCCGATTCATATTTGTATACTTTTTGATTAGACCATATTCCATATAATGCTCCGTTAAATTCCTGCAATATATCTAAAGTTTCCCCTGTAGCATCTGAGTTGCTTACAGAAGTAGTTTTTGCAGGTAATACTAGGTGCCTTTTGTAGCGAAGGCTACATGTGCTGAACCAAGAACGATCTACATCTGTAGCTCCTTCCATCCTCTCCACACCTATACCACCCCTGAAATCAGACCAAGATATTACACTTGTTCTAGCCTGCGAGTCACGAGTGGTATCACCAATAGTAACCTTTGCAGGGTAAATGGAGGCAAGTACCTGCTGCACAGGTCTAGTTATTGGATAATAATTTCCATTAAGATAAACTTCATTTTTTTTTACTACCTTGTTAGCCATTACCTTACTGTTCTTACGTTAGTTAAAAATGGTAAAGCATTTCTTGCCTGTTCTGATTTAGCAAACCAAAATCCTGCTATATTTCTCATGGCATCAACATCAATGTCAGGCCTTACAGAGCCTGCCTGTGCTGCCAAAGCAGTTGCATAAGCTACTACATACCTCTCAGGTACTTCAGTTGTGCTAGAGTCTGCACTTAGTTCTGCAGGAACATCTCCTCCTGATAGTTTAATTAATCTGTAAGAAGCTAATGCTCTTCCTCTGTCTGATAAGACTAAGTCAGCAGTACTAGCTCCCTGTGTTGTACCTTCTTTATCTATTCTCCAAGTATCTCTTGGTAATTTTTCCCATACTGCAGTATCATTCTTAACTACTTTAATATCATCTAAATGAACTACACACTCTCCTAAATCAGAATCATATTCAAATCTTACCTGTGTAATAGCTGTATTATCATAAGGAGCAACCAATGCTACTCTGCAATATTTCCATATATCAGCAGTTAAAGCAGGAACATCCAATGATTCTTCAATACCACCTGCATCTACTAAATGTATTTTTAAATTACCTGATGATGTAGCAACTGAAGATTTAATCCAAAACTCTATATAATCATACTTTTCTATGTTTACAGAGGTGATGGTATCTGAAGCTGTATCTCCTGCCGAAGCACCTGCTGCAATAACTATCTTATTAGAAGCAGATCCTGTTTTGTAATCTTCTGTATTTGCTGTTATAGTAAAATCAGAATCAACACTATCATCAAATGCTGTGTTGCAATTATGTAATTGCTTTACAGTAAACTTATCTCTGTAATAAATATCCTGTATCATGTTTATACCACTAGGTATTTCCCATCTAGCATTAATTCTATCTGTATGTATATCAAGGTTTTCTACAGGGTCATAAATTCTTCCTGTTATTTCCCACATAGATTGATTAATATATTCATCTATAACCTGTGGATCAAATCCATCACTCCATAATTCATATCCAACTCCTACTGTAACTGTCCCTGTTACTGCAGCAAATGTCATAGTGCCTGAAGAAGATGTATAATCAGTTATTCGTGTTGTTTCTCCATCATTAGTTCCTGAAGTAAAACGAATATAACTTCCATTGTATTCGTCATCTCCACCAAATAACTTAGTATCTAAAGCTGTAGTAGAAGAACCTCCTCCTGATGTAACTCCCGTTATCATCTTGCCTAGGTTTCTACCTACTGCTTTTCTTAAATCTTCTAATGTTTTACCTTGTGTTACAGCCATTAATATCCTTTACGCATTTTCTTGCCTGTTCGCTTCGCAGCTTTCTTAGCTGCAGACTTTCCCTTTTTAGTATAAGGAAATTTCTTTTTACCTACTCTTGGCATTTGTTCCCTTCTTTGCTTTATTAACTCCTGCTTCCCCCATAATTCTTATCTGCTCTTTTAACTTTTTATTTTCTCTGCTAAGAGCTTTGTTTATAACTTTAAGTTTAAACAAAGGATCTTCGTTCATAGCCTCTGCTATATCAATTTGTTGTACAACAACATTATCGTCGATTTGCTCTTGCTTTCCGTTTGAATTTTCTGTTAAGTTTCTTTCTGTCAATTTTTGTTCCTCCAAAATAAAGTTTTCCTGTAGAACTTTCATCTCTTTTTAATTTACTAATTCTTATTTCATCTAATACTTTACCTGCATCCTGTCTTTCCTGTACTGTCATTTCAGGTTTCTTACCTTGTTCTCTTACTTGTGTAACCCAAGTTTCGTGAGCCTCACCTATCATAGTTTCAATGCCATTATAAGAATAAGGATCACTAGGAGTAAAAGGTACATGATGCAATATTGATATTCTTTGTGTAACTGAATCATAAAACCTGAACGACAATGATTTAATACTACCTGTCCCATACTCTCCTAAAAGAGTAACTCCGACAGGTAGTATTAATCTTCTATCGTAAGTTTGTTCTCCTACGACCTGCATAATTTAATACAGATTCGTTAACATAACTGTATGATATTCATCATCCACACCGACTACACCATGAACTCTGCCGATAGCAGAAGTAACATCTGCCCCTACAGCCTTCATTGAGCCTGCATGAGTATTACTAGTTCCAACTACTGTTCCCATAGCAGGAGTTCCATCCATTGTAGCTACAGCTAATCCTGCAACCTGCACCCAACCATAATAGTCAGCAGCAATTTGACAAGGTGTAACCCCGACATATCGCCCTACTATAGCACCGGGAGCTACTACAACATCCTTATAAGGACTTTTAATTAAACCTGCTGTTTCTGTGCCGTTAGTAACTGCAATAACTGTTCCATCATCTTCATCAAGAGTTAATTCTAATGTAGCAGCAGATGCTGCATAAGGATGACTTCTGATTTTGTAAAAGACTCTTGAACCTGCTGTTGAAAGTGTTGGTTGGTTAAAAAAGAGATACCCTTCTGCATAGAGATTTATAGCTGCTGCTGCACTACCAAGTGTAACAGTAACTGTTTTAGATCCTGCAGCAGTTGTTGCTACTGCTAGAGTAGTGTCATGCTGTGCTTCAGGAGCCTCACTTGTTATAACCTTCCCTTCTTCAAGGGCAGTACCTCCATTTTCTACATAACGGTATTTTCTACCATCTGCAAAAGCCATTTCAGTACCTAATGGAAGTCTTTGTTTGGCAGTTGTTTGTTTCTCCCAACCATAACTTCCTCCAATTGTTTTTGGAAAAGACATTATCTTTCCTCCTTATTTATTTTACGGGTTTCTTATACACCCCGCCTTCAACCGATTGTTAAAAAGTCGTATAAGCTCGGTCAAAGATTACACTTATACTAAAGAAGGAGAGGTTAGATAGAGGATTTCTTCTCTACCTTGACCTCTTCCTTTACTTTTTCTTGTTTAGGATTACATGCACACTTGTCACCTTTGGCTTCAAGTCTGCATTTACCATCCCATGCAATAGGAAATATACCATATTTCCCTCTTCTTAATTGTGTTTGAGAATCACTTGGCTGATTAGGATATTCAGAACCACAAGGAAAAGGAACTGATCCGTCAGGATTAACTCTAGGCAGATGTCCATAGTAAGTTACCTTAGATGGCCAACTATCTAGCAATGTAGCTTCATTTAGTCTACCTTTTAAACCTGCTTTGTTTCTTTGACTATTTATTTCTGTCAAATTCTTTTTTCCTTCTAGTCCATAATTATGACTAACCATTTAATCTATCCTCCATTATTTATTAAGAAGTTGCAGCATGAGTTTGAATAGCAGCATCATATGTGACACTAGTACCCTTACTATCATCTAATTCAAAGACACCATAATCTGAGGTAATCACGACCTCTGTCGCTCTCATAGAGGCATCTCTCTGCCTCTCTGTTCTAGTTTCTACTGAATTAAGAACTGCCATAGCTGATTTGTCAGCAATAACACCAACAGCATCATCTGTTGAAGCATCAACAGCTAAGTTGCCATCTTCAAAGATAGATACACCATTTATAGGTTTTATTCCACTATAGAAATTCTTTAATAAGTCTACTGACCATCCATCTGTAAGTGGATAAGTCCCTCCAACATTAGCTGCTTCTCCTGCTAAATCTGCTACAGCATTAGGATGATGTAGCATATAAACTTGATTACCAAATTTATTAGCTTTAGCAAAAGCTATAGCTGCCACAACATTAGATGTGTTCATTATTGCTGCTGCACCACCTAGTGCAGTTGGAGTTAAACTTGCTCCTAAAGTAGCATATAATGAATGAACATCTGTGTCCTTCTTTCTTGCCATTGCATCACCTAACTGTTTACCAATCATTGTGAATACATTGTTTTGTTGTTCACGAACAAGTTTATCAGTTAAGATAACTTTAGCTCCGACTTCTGCTGATGTTAAGTCAACAGTTGTCATGCCAATTTCTTCTTCGTCAACAATGTCCCTTCCATCTTGTAAGTCACTAACTGTCATCTGTCCAACTTTTGGAACAGTAACCTGTTTAGCTCCCTTCGGAAGGCTGAAGCTCTCTATTAGAGCCATAGCAGGAGCATTGTGCTCCTCGGTATACCTAGCTGCTGCGATAATTATCTTACTCGCATTTTCTAGATTACCTGTTGTCGCTGTCTGTGCCATTTCGACATCTCCTTATTTTAAGGGTAAATAAATTTAACCGATGCCTGCTGCTCTACGAGCTGCTGCTTCGGTATCAGGATTGCGAACTCCTGAGTTGTAAAGATCCAATAATCTTTCCTCACTAGAACTAGCATTTGCAGGAGCTGTGTTATTATCATAGCTCTGTGCAGGGACTTGTCCTTTTTTAAGTTTAGCATTTTCTTCTTTCAATGCTCTAACTTCAGACATATGTCTTGCAGCTTGTTCCATTTCCTGAGGAGTTTGGTACTTTAAAAGTACTTCAGGATCTATATTAAATTGTTTACCAAATTGTAAGGATGCTTTAAATTGCCCTTCTTTAAACTGAATACTTTTTTGATAATTCTGTTCTGTTTCTATTTGCTGAGTTCTACTCTGATAATAAGTATCTGCAGCATGTTGTATTTGATCACCACTATAACCTTGTTGTGCTAACTGTTGTTTATAATTTTCAGTTTCATACAATAATTGGTTTTGCTGATTTTGTTGTTCAACTTGTGCCAATCTTTGTTGTGTTTGCTGAAGTGTTTGTTGCACATTGTTTTCAGGCTCTGTGGAACTAGGATAAGTTCCTACAGGCTCTTCAGCTTTAGGAGCTGAAGTTTCTGTTATAGTAGTTTCTGATGCAGTAACTTCTGAAGTAGGTTCTGCAGGAGCTTCCGTTGGAGCTTCTGTAACAGGTTCTGTCTGAGGTTCAGCTACGGGAGCTGTAGGCTCTTCAGAACTCAAGTTTAATTCAGGTTGTGTTATTTCATTTTCGTTTACCATTTGTCCTCCTATATATAAAATAAATGTTTATCTAGTTTTTGTCAATCCTCTCTCATTAAATAAACATCTCTTGATTTAGATGCTAAATCTTCTCTTCCCTGAGCAATGAAATATTGCTCTCTTAATCCTTGTGCCTTCATAATTCTTTTGTATTCTCTTGCTTCACCAAGATATTTTATCCTTTCTAAGAATTGATATGGTATAGGAAGTCTTGATGTATTTCTAGCAACAACTAATTGTTGATCTAAAGATAAAGAGTTCATTAACTTTTCATATTCTAATTCCCATAAATCCCAATTTATTAATTGAGTTCCTGCAATTCTTACTGAGTCAAACATCTTGTAATATTTATTTAAAGTATTTTTACTTTTCACATCTGATAACTCAGGTTCATCAAACTCTACATCATATCCTATTTCATGTAATTGTCCTCTTCTATAACTTTTTAACTGTCTGTATCTGTCATACATATTCCTATTTCCTTCAGGAGTATTAGGGTACATGGCTGTCATTTCAATTAACTCTGATTGAAAGTCTTTATTAATTCTATCTACATCATTAAAATAAATAGCAAAATCATTCTTACCTCTTTTAACTTGTTGTTCCTGTATTGGAGATAATTGTTCCATAAGGCTATGTCTTAATATATCTTTTTGAAATGGTTCTAAATTAGCATAAGGTGCGTTCATAATATCAAATGATGCCTCTCTTAATATTGCAGAAGCTCCCTGTGGGTAAGATCTTAATCCTGTAAACTCTGAAAGTCCTCTAGTAGCTCCTCCTGTAATTCTATCTCCCCAATCTAAGTTTCCATGAGCATTATCAAATGCTACAGAAGATAACCAAAGTGGAGTAACCATATCTGTAAAAGGCTGAACAAAGTTTGTTATAGTATCTATATCTGAATC